CTCTATTTAAGTTTTTCTTTTACTTTACTAAAGACTGCACCGGCGTCATTATACAGTTTTTTGGGAACACTCTTAGGAATTGCTTTGGCTGTTTTTTGAATTTCTTTATATATATCGTTAATATAATCGCTTCGAGATCCTCTGTGATCTTGGATTTCTTTATGTGTTTCTGGTTGTGGTGCCTCGAATTCTTTGATTTTCCCTTCGTCCACTCCGTAATAACTCCACTTCTCAAAGTGCATTGTTACATTTACTTTCATTAAATCATTGTTATCATGGGATAATTCTACTGCGTCCATACTAATTGGATAACAATTTTCTAAAAATACTGTCATGATTGGAACTTTTAAATCATGTGGCCCAAATACTTGAATTATCATTTTTGGGAGAATATAGTCTTTTCTATAACCAATTTCCATACTAAATGGGTCTATTATATTTGACATCCAAGCATCGAAGAATCTTTTTTCTGGTAGTCCTGTTAAATCTCCTTCAATATCTCCAACAGTACATAACATTTCTAATGATATATCGTCATATGAAACTTCATAGGGCATTAGTACTTCAGGGCCGGGTGATTCTATTGCATTAGTTGAGATACTCGTATTAGGTAGTGATGTTGATTGTACGACAAATTTAAAATGTTGCCATGGGTCAAGTTTTTCTGCAGAGTATTGACTAAACCAATCTTCGTGTTGGTTTGTAGGTGGTGGGGGTATTATTACCACAAATTTATTCCCCATCAAAGGGCCATTGTTTATTCCAATCTTGGTTAGCACTTCTGGTGGGTCATATCTTCTAGCTGGAATTCTTAGACCTAAAAATTCTTCAGACTTTCTAATTATATCATCAACACCTTCCTCGAGGCCTGGTGAGAATCTTCCAGCAATCTTTTTCATTTGCTGGGCTTTGAACATTTTTCTAATTGTATTGGAGTTTGGAGCTATCCTAACACCTTTTATCTTATCTAATGCAGCTGCACCTATTTGTTGTGGGTTTGGTTTTAATTTATCTATCCAATTACCTATTGCCATTTTATTTTACTCCTGCCATCGAATCTTTCCATACTGTTTGTTTACTTTTCTTTTGGAATCTTTCAACTGGTAGATATATAGCTGTTTGCCAATCTTCTGGTTTGACTCTTATCATTCTTCCCATATTACCAGCTAGGTATCTCTTTACACATGGTTTAAAAAGTTTATATTTTGCAGCACCTTTTAAAAGATTATATGTAGCTCTCATCATCCGAGTAGTACTATTTAGTTTAGTATTGTTGGTTAAATCCATAAGTCGTTTTAATAATATTGCTCGTTGTTTAGGGGGTAGATAATGTAGATTTAATCCCAAATAACCATCTGGATATTTATCTATTAGTACCACCAGAGGAAATCTATCCCAATAAGGAAGTTTATCCTTTGTTTTAGCTTGATATAGAAACATTATCATATCACCCAATTTTGGGTTTTTAACAATTTCACTATCTTTATCTCTAACTATATCAAGTGGTTTTATTCTTTTTAGATTTTTTGCTATTTTTTTAAACCACTTGGTGGCTTCATTGATGGTGGTAAAATTAGGTTTTTCGTAAGTTATGGATTTTAAAATTTCTTTTTTCATAGTTTCATTTCTTTTTCGGTAATAATTCTAAATCTCCAATTACGTCTATTACAAAATCTACTTGCTGCTTCCCATTTAGCCTGATTTTTAGTCCATGTATACATTTCTTTTAAAAATCTTTTCCCATTTTTTGGTTTAATTAGTTGCTTAAATGGTTTAATTTCTATTAGATGCATTTCAATTTCTTGTTTCTTGTTTTTTACTTTGATTAAAAAATCTGGAAAATATCTATGCTTTCTTCCATCTGTTGGGCACCTGTATGGTATAACTACTTCTTCACTAGACCATTCTAATATATTTACTGTTCTATCACAATATTTCATAAATGATCTTTCCCATGATGAACGATAAATAATATTATTTGGGTTTCCCTTATATTTATGGGGGTTCTTGGGTTTATATTGGCCTTTATAGGTTTTGTACATATCCATATTTATAAATATAAATAACTACAATAGTTATCGAGGTTAATATGCTAAATACTAAAGGATTTTCCAGCCAGAGAAGAAGATTTATTAG